GGATGACCCGAATAATGCTGACTGGTACCGGGGATGGTTTGACGCGAAGGAAGATCAGAAGATCCCTCCCCTGAAATATGGGTGAACGGAGTCAGTTTAACGTCTTCTTATCTATGGGAATGGCAAGATAGCAGTACAAAAACTTGAAAGGAGGAAACTATGAAAACCTTTGATACTTCAACTTGTTGTCACCTGTCATCCATAGATATTGAAATCCTCAAAAGCGACCGCATCAACGGGTGGCTGACTACGCTGGAAAAGGAATTCGCCCTGCGCCACTTCAAACCGTCAACCAGAAAGTCGTATCTCGGCTATGTCATCGGTTTCATCCTTTTCAAGCACCACCGCCACGCCCTGGAGCAGGGCGCGGAGGCGATCAAGCTGTATCTGACCTATCTCGCCATAGATAAGCACGTCTCGGCAAGTACTCAAAATGTCGCCTTCAACGCTTTGATTTTCTTCTACAAGTTTGTGCTGAAAATCGAGGTCGGCGAAATCAACGCCGTCCGCGCCAAGCGTACCAAACACCTCCCCGTTGTCCTCTCCCGCGGGGAGGTCGCCGAGCTGCTCTCCAAATTCAGGGGCACCTACTGGCTAGTCTACTCTCTCATTTACGGCTGCGCCCTCCGGATCGAGGTTGATTGCCTGGAACTGCGCATCAAGGACATCGATTTCGGTGCGGGACACCTGATCCTGCACGACAGCAAACACGGCAATTCCCGCTCCATCGCCCTGCCCGAGTCCCTGATCGAGCCGCTGAAAACCCATATTGCTGAGGTCAAGCGGATCCACACCACCGACCTCACCGAAGGCTGGGGCTCCGTCGAGCTCCCCGACGCGCTCGCCAGAAAATACCCGAGATACGCTACGGATTTCGGCTGGCAGTGGCTTTTCCCCGCCCCTTCCCGCTGGACCGACAAGGATGGGCAACAGGGCCGATGCCACCTCCACGTTTCGGCAGTGCAGGAAGTGTTCAAGCTGGCTCTCCGCACCACCGCCATAACCAAGGCTGCCCATCCCCATACGCTACGCCACAGCTGCGCTACTCACCTACTGGAGGACGGCGAAGACATTAGGAAGGTGCAGGAATTGCTGGGCCACACCAAAGTAACCACCACCGAAATTTATACCCACGTCATGCAAAAGCGTTTCGCCCGCAGCCCTCTCGACCGCCTGGTCTGCGCGGATGCCGATACCCTTGCCGTGCGCGTCTCCGACGAGGTACGCCGCTGGCTGGTTGCCGTAGGTACCCGCCTCGGGCTCACCCCGGCCGAAGCCGCCGGACAAATACTGACAACAGTAGCGCAAGGAGGCAGCCTGTGAGTAGCGAGCAGTACCAATTCCCCCCGACCAAATTCGTCTGCAATTCTCCCTGGCAGCAGTGGAGGCACCTCCTCTCCGAGGTGATCGAGATCGGACTCGCCCTCCTAGTCGGAAACCTGCAGCACGCCGCCGCCGAGACCTGGGACGCAAAACAGAGCTCCGAAACTATGCACCGCATCCTCTCCGGCCGTGGCGCCGACGTAGCGCAAGCCCGCGAGCACATTATCAGCAACAACCTGGAGCGGGGTTACTACGAGTGACCGACATCGACGCGCGCATAGCCGACCTTAAGTCCGCCCTCAAAACCAACCTAGTCACAGCAATGGATACCATGGCTGCTGAACCGAATACGGCCAATATCCGGGCCTACTCAGCCGCCAAGAAGGCGCTCGATACCCTGCTGACAGGACAGACACAGGCTGGGCCCGGCGAACGCTTCAAAAATATTGAGCAGGCTGCCGCCTGGATCGCCGGCGCCGGGTACCTAGTGAGCGCGCGCACCGTCCGGAATCATGCCGACCGATCCACCGGTTTCCCCCGTAAGCAGAAAGACGGCAGCTTCCTGAAAAGCGAGATCGAGGCCTATGCGGTACAGGCCTGGGAAAACCCGAGCAAACCGTTTACCCCCGCGGAGGAGGAAGACGGCGACCATAAAAAACGTTATCTGAAGGAGCAGGCGGATAAACTCTCCCTGGCCAATGAGATTACCAGGAAGAACTACATCCTCCGCTCGGACGTCGAGCAGCGCTGCGCCTCCGCCGCCTCTTTTCTTAAAAAAGATCTAGGTAACTTCGGTCCCCGCATCTGCGACCAGCTGATCGACCTACTATCCGATTATCTGCGCGGTAAGGGTCTTGACCTGGAGGACATCAACATGCAGGCGGTTATACCCGACCTGCTCGACGAGTACGACAGGAAGCTGGACAACTGGCTCAACCGTTACGCGCAATCAACCAGGTTCGGAGCCGAAACAGAGTGAGTGATTCCCTTACACATGACTGGTATCCGGGGGAATTGGAGATATGGCGGGAGAAGGAGCCGCTCACCGTCTCGCAGTTCGCCGCGAAGCACCGCAAGGTGACCCTCGGCGCGCACCAGGGCGATTGGGATAACTCCATCACGCCCTACCTGGTCAAGATCATGGACACCTATAACCTGCCCTGGGTGCAGGAAATCGTCATCGTTGGGGTCCCCCAGTCCGGCAAGTCCAATGGCTGCATCAACATGCACCTGTTCGCCATCGTCTACCGCGGCGGCAACGTCAAGTATGTCATGCTCCCCAAAGAGAACCTCGCTAAAAAGATCGCAAAGGACCGGCTGATCCCGATCTACCGTATGTGCGAACCGGTCGCCAAAAAACTCTCAGCCAATCCGGACGATACGACCGCCGGCCGCATCGCCTTCCGGGACGGCACCGTCATCTACCCAGTCTGGGGCTCCTCCCCCTCGGAAATATCCTCCTTCCCGGCCGACGACGTGCTGGCCGATGAGGTAGACAAGAACGAGGACCTGGCAGGCAAGGAGACCAACGCCCTCAATTTGATGGAGAAGCGTGCCACCACCTTCCGGCGCCCCAAGAAAATTAAGTGTTCCTCCCCGGCCGGCGCCGGGTCTCTGATCAGCAAGGCCTTCGACGCCTGCATGGAGCAATGGGATTTTCAGGCAGTTTGCCCTTACTGCGGCACGTACCAGGCTATGACCGAGGACCGTCTTACCTGGCCGGGTCAGATCGAACTGATGAGCACGGTCTCCTCGACCCAGCCCAACGTGGACCCTAAGCAGGCTATCAACGATAAGTCGGCGCGCTATGTCTGCGCCGGAGAGAAATGCGGGGTGCTCTGGAATGATATGGACCGCGACCGTGCCGTGCGGCTAGGCGACTGGGTGCCGCGCACCACAGTAGATCGTCCGGTCTCCGTAGGTTTCATCATTGATGCCTTTATCTGCCCGGACATCTCCCTGTCCGAGTACGCGGCCGCGATCCTCAAGGCGCGAAATGGGGATCTGTCGGATCAGATCGAGCTGGATAACTCCTATCGGGCGAAGAAGTACGAGGCGGTCACGGCCTCGCGCAAAGAGGATTTCATCCTGCGCCTGCGGGACGACCGGCCCCGGGGGCTGGTGCCCAAAGGCATTTACTGCCTGCTGATGTTGGTGGATACTCAGCAAAACAGCTTTTACTACGAGATAAAGGCGTTCAACGAGGGCATGGCTTTAGAATCATGGCAGGTCCGCGAGGGAGAAGTGGGCACCTTCAGCGAGCTGCTCACTATCTTCAATGACACTTACAAGGATATTGACGGCAACGTCTACCAGGTCGCCAAGGGGTTCATCGACTCCGGAGGCGGTACCGGCCCGGTTCCCCAGCACAGCCGCACCGTCGAGGTCTACGAATTCTGCTATCTGCACCCGGAGTTCGTTCCGCTCAAGGGCCAGCGCAAGAAGTCCACCGACCGGCATTTCAAGGATGGTCCGGTCGATTACTACCCCGGCACCAATAAGCCGTTCCCTTCGGGGCTTCGGCTTTACACCGTCAACGTCACCTATTTCAAAGATCAGCTGAACGGGAAACTCCGGACCAATCCCGATGATCCGGGTGCTATTCATCTACATTCGGAGTGTAGCGACGACTATGCCCGCCAGATGTGCGCTGAATACCAGGATCCAAACGGCTACTGGGAGTGCCCAAAGGGCAAGCCTAACCATTTCTGGGATATCAATACTTACGCCTTCGCGGCCGCCGAGATTCTGCAGCTAAAGTTCAGGGACCGGCAACAAGAACAGGCCGCAGCTCAAAATACTGGCCGCAGGGTCCGGAGCTCCGGAGTACAGTAATAAATAAGGAGATGACCAAAGATGAGGCACCGACAGATTATGAAATATGAGAAGAAAGCGGGTATCTACCATCTGTCACTGTATAAGTTTACTCAAAGGATGTGCCAGCGTATTGCACGTAAGTATAGTGTTCGTGGGTACCGTTTACGTGGACAAAATTTAGTTGCAGCTTTTACAGTTCCGCTAGATGTATATACCATTCCTGGTGTCATTGAATGGGATCACATCGAATTAATTTAGTAATTAACCTTAACCATGAAATGAGGTGAACAAATGGAAGTGTCCCCGGTAGCCAAGAACAACTCCTCACAAAACGACACGATGCCGCAAACCCGTATCACTCTGGCCGAGATATCAGCGGTAAGGGAGCGCCATATTTTGCGCAATCTTCTCTATTCCCCGGAGGAAGCTGGGAATATTTTAGGTAAATCGGCGCGCACTATTCTCGATTTGGTCAAGGATGGCAAGCTCATAGCGGCCGATGATGCCGTGCTACGCGGAGGCAAGGGTAAGGCATCGGCTGGCATCCGGATCACCGCCGAGTCTCTGGAAACCTACCGGCAATCAATTGTCATTCCATCTGAAACCTGGGCCGAATAACTCCATATCTAGTTGTTAAATATTTCAAATACACTATATTTTGTGCGAAAGGTCGAAAAAGCCGGAAAAAGCCCACTTACGCTAGATAAAAAACCCTCCTACAATTGGCCCACTATCGGGGCCTTTTTCATTTTCCCCTCTCAAATTGAATATGCAGGGCTGTTGACCCCGAGTCTCCGTGATCCTCGGCGAGGCCCATTCCAAGGGAGGAACCTTAGGGGTTCCTCCCGCTTTTCAACTTCCCAGGAGCACCAATGCCCGACGCTAACGGGATCACCCTTGCCGAAGCACAGAACGCCCTCGTGGAAGCGATCGCGGCTCGTTCCGCGTTCATGGGCGGAGCCAGGGGAGTAAAGACCTACCGTTACACCACGGGCGGAGTAGAGCGCATAGTCACCCGCGAGGACCTCAAGTCGATTAATGATGACATCCTGCTCTGGGATGCCAAGGTCCGTCAGCTCTCCCGCGGCGGGATCACCGTGCGGGGGGTCACCTTCCTGTCATGAAAGTAATCGCCGGTCGCCCCCAAGCGCAGCAGCCCAGTTATCGCGGGAATCTCGTAGACCGAGCTATCAACTTCATCAATCCCAAGGCCGGATCGGCCCGGATGCAGGAACGCATGCGCCAGGAACTGGCCTCCAGTTACTGGTCAGCAGGCGGTTACGATGCTGGCTCGCATACCCGACGCGAGACCAGTACCTGGAACCCGTTCCCCTCCGACGCGGACAGCGCTACGGCCTATAACCTCGACGAACTGCGCTCCCGCAGCCGGGATGCCGTGCGCAACCAGCCCATAGCCACCGGGATCATCGGTACCTGCTGCACCAACGTGGTCGGCAGGGGGCTCGCCCTGCAGCCGCTGATCGACCGCGAGCTGCTGGGCCTCGATGAGGATCAGGCGGCAGAGTGGCAAAAGAACACCCGGCGCCGCTGGAACCTCTGGGCCAACTCGAAGGACTGCGATCTTACCCGTACCGCCAACTTCAATGCTCTCTGCAATCTGGCGCTGCGCCAGCGCCTGGAAAACGGCGAAGCGTTCACCCTGCTCCCCTACAAGGCAGTAGCTGGAGGCTCCAACCCGATCCGGATCCAGATGGTTGAGGCCGATCGGGTCTGCAACAAGAGTTTAGCCCTCGACTCTTCGCGTCGCGTCCAGGGGGTCATCAAGGATGAAGATGGGGCCCCCATCGCCTACGAGATCCTGCGCGGGCATCCGGGGAATATCCTTTACGCCGATAATTCACGTTGGCAGTGGGACGAATACGCAGCCTTCAACGCTCAGACCGGCATCCGCAACGTCATCCACTTTTTCAAGCAGCTGCGCCCGGGTCAGTCTCGCGGAGTCCCGGAAATCGCCCCGGTCATCGAACCGCTGCGGGTGCTTTCTCGCCTCACCCGCGCCGAGCTAGCCGCCTCGGTCGTCAGCGCCATGTTCACCGTTTTCGTCACATCCGAGAACGGCCAGACCTTGAACTCGATGTCCCCGCTGGGAGGCCCGCAGGTGACCGCCGGCGCCGGTGACCTCAACTCCCAGGCAAAACCCGCCGATCTGAAGCTCGGCGAGGGTGCCGTAGTCGACCTGGCCCGGGGGGAGTCGATTGAGCTGGCCGATCCCAAGCGCCCCAACGGGGCCTTTGACCCGTTCTGGCTGGCGATCGTCCGACAGATTGGCATTGCGATCGGGATCCCCTACGAAGTCCTGATCAAGCACTATACGGCGTCCTACTCCGCAGCCCGTGCCGCAATAGAGGACGCCTGGCAATACTTCATGACCATGAGAGCCGACCTTATCGACAACTTCATCATGCCGATCTACACCGCCTGGATGGCACAGGAAGTGGCACAGGGGACCATCTATGCCCCTGGCTTCTTTACCGACCCCATGATGCGCTCCGCCTGGCTCGGTTCTGCCTGGAACGGCCCCGCAAAACGGCAGATCGATCCCGTCAAGGAAATCAATGCTGCCGAAAAACGAGTGGAGATGGAGATCACCACCCTGGATCAGGAAACTTCCGAGATGACCGGCGGCGACTGGTACGCGAACCATAACCAGCGCACCAAGGAAAACCGCATGCGTCGAGACGACGGCACCAACGGGCCGCTGGTGGTTACCGAAGCGGTGCGCATCTCGGCCACCACGCTGGAACCACCCGGCAACCCCGATATCCCGGAGGCAGCATGAGGAACATGCGTATCGCTGAACTGCTTTTCAATCGCCCGCTGATGATTTCCGAGGCGAAGCTCAACACCATTCTCCATGTGCTGGGACCCCGTCTCGAGCTGAACCTCGATGGAATGCCAGCCATCCAGACTGCGGCCATGTCCGACTCGGATCGTGCCCGCGCCGGTTATCAGGTGAAAAACGGCATTGCCAGCATCGGTCTCTACGGTCCGCTCCTAAACCGGGTGCTTGCTTCCGAGTTTCCCAGTGGCGGTCCGACATCCTACTCCGACATCCGGACCTCATTCGATGCTGCACTTGCCGATGACAGCGTACAGGAAATCAAGATGGAGATCGACTCCCCCGGCGGGGACGTGAGCGGCTGCTTCGATCTAGCTGACCATATCTACGAGTCGCGCGGGCTGAAGCCGATCACCGCCGTCGTCAACGAGAATGCCTTCAGTGCCGCCTACCTGCTGGCGAGCGCCGCCGGGAAGATCTGTGTACCCCGTACCGGCAACCTGGGGAGCATTGGTGTCATCATGACCCATGCCGACTTTTCCCGGGCAGAGAACAGCTCCGGGATCACCGTCACACATATCATCGCCGGAGCGCGCAAAGCCGATTTTTCGTCGCATCAGCCCATCAGCGCCGATGCCCTGCAGTCGGGTCAGTCGATGGTGGATGAGACCTACGCCCTTTTCGTCCAGACGGTGGCCCGTAACCGAGGCATCAGTGAGGATGCCGTGCGGGGAACCGAAGCGGGGATCTTCAAGGCAAAGGCAGCAGTAGCAATGGGGTTTGCGGACGAGATCATCCCTGCCGACAAGGCTCTGGCGAGCTTATGTAAACCGAAGGGCGCTACGGCAGAGCAGAACAACAGCAACTACACCGCAATGGGCGGGACAGCCTCGGCTGAAACTACAAAGGAGGAATCACGCATGACAAAAGCAGAGCTGAAAGAGAAATACCCCGCCCTCTTCGCGGACGTTTTCAATGAAGGGCAGCAGGCGGGGATCGTCAACGGCGCAGAGTCCGAGCGCACCCGCATCCAGTCGGTGCTCTCCATCCCCGGCCCCCTAGCCGCCGCACACAAGGACCTGATCACTCAGATGGCTTTCGACGGCAAATCGACGGCCGAGACTGCCGTGTTCCGGATCCACACGGCCGCAGAGGAAAACCGCATTACCATGGCTGCCGCGATCAAGACCGGCGCCGTGCAGGCCGCTCCCGATGCGGAAGCGGGCAGTGCTTCGGACGAAGAAAAAGCGATCTCCAGCTCTGTCGACCAGATGGTCGCCGGCGCAGCAGCCTTCCAGTCCCGCCAGTAGCCCTGGGGGGAGGCTGACCCCTTACTTTCACCTTTCACCCTTCACGTTTTGAGGAGAAGAAGACATGACTGACATCTACACCCCCGATAAGCTCTTCGCCCGTCCCGATATCGATATTCTAGGCAAGTCCGCTACCCTGAAAAGTGGCCAGGGCGTCCTTGCCCGCGGCTCCGTGCTCGGTGCCATCGCTCGTGGGCTCGACATCATCCCCGCCGTAGTGGGCACCGGTAACGGCACCATTACCGGCGTGGCCCTGAAGCCCGAGACCAAATTGGGCGCCTACATCATTACCTGCATTACGGCGGCCGCCAATGCCGGGACCTTCAAGGTGGTCGACCCGGACGGCTTCCGTCTCGCTGATGCGACAGTCGCAGTTGCCTATGTCAATAGCCAGATCAGCTTTACCATCAACGACGGCGCCACCGACTTCATCGTCGGCGACCACTTCACAATCCCGGTCATTGCCGGAAGCGGCAAGTTCCTGCTCCTGGACAAGACGGCGGTCGACGGCAGCGCGGACCCCATTGGGGCAGACCTGGTAGTTTTGGCCGAGACAACCGACACCACTACCGGCGACGTCGTAGCTCCCGCCTATCAGACCGGATGTTTTAATAAGGCAGCCGTCATCTTCGCCGCCGGTACGGTTGCCGCCGACTACCTGCTGCCGCTCCAGGGTAGGAACATCTACCTGATCGATATGCAGGAGACCTTCAACGTCGCTTCCTAGCAGTCTGAAAGCTGCCAGGGTCAACCAATTTTTTTACGGAGGAACACCGTCGTGACCAAGAGAACCTTTTTCGGCTATTTCATCCTAACGCTCTGCTGCATCCTGGCAGCGTCCATCCTGGCGCCTGATAGCGCCGTCCATGCCGCCAGCGCTGCCCCCCTCGCAGGCGCGAAGTATCCCATGATGATGGGCCTGCTGAACCCGTTTACCCTCCGGAGCCTGCATACCGCCGTCGAACGCATTCCGATTCCCAACAACTTCCTGCGCCAGCGCTTCTTTGGCCGGAGCTACCAGTTCCAGACGGCAGAGATCGATATCGACCTGGTCATGCCGAGACGTGGTATGGCACCCTTTTGCCACCCGACCCTGCCCGGCAAGCCGATCACCAACACTGGCTTCTCCATGAAGAGCTACACGCCCCCCTACATTAAGCCTCTGCGTCTCATTACCGCAGCCGATATCCTGAAACGGCGCCCGGGGATGAACATCTATGAGCAGTCCGACGATTTGAACCAGGTCGTGTCCTTCCTGATGGGCGAACGAATCGGCGCCAGCATGGACGAGATCGCTTACCGCCTCGAATGGATGGCGGCCAACGCGCTCTTTTCCGGCCAGTATCGTATCCAGGGCGACGGATACGATCACGTCATCACCTTTGACCTTCCGGACGACCATAACCTGACCGGGGCACGGGCGCTTGCTGGCGGCGACAAGTGGGATACCGCAACCGGTACCCCACTGGATGATATCGCCGACGCCTGCACCAAGAATTCGGACGACGGGCAGGTAGTCTCCGATACGGTTGTCTTTGCATCCGACGCCTACAAGGCGTTCAAGAACAACCCCAACACCCTGAAGTTCTTCACCAACCTGCGCGATATCAACCTGGGCATGATCGCCCCGATGCCGCTGGAAAAGAACATCACCTATATCGGTACCTACCGGGACGCCGATACTAACGTCGACATGTTTGTGGACAGCGCCAAGTACTCCGACACCTCTGGAGCGCTGCAGCCCTACGTCCCTGCCGGTTGCATCTTCATCGGCTCCACCCAGGCTACCGGCAACCAGGAGCTCTACGCCGCAATCCAGGACCTGAAAGCAGGCACCTTCGCACAAAAGTGCTTCTGCAAAGCATGGGAGGAGGAAAATCCCTCCGCCGTCAACCTGCTTTGCCAGTCCGCTCCGCTCCTGGCCCTGCTGGAGCCGAAGGCCGGCACCGTCATAAAGGTAATTTAACCATGGATTTCAGCGCCGACAGCGATATTTTTTTGTTGGATTCTCCGCACAGTGTCACTGTCGGCGCTGATTCTGCCCCGGTTCTCTATGACGAACCATTCAAAATGGCCGAGGTTTACGAGGGACAAATCGGAAGTACGGCGCCAGCCTGCTCCATGCTCGACACCGATCTAGTCCGCCTCGGGATTCGGCAGGCTACACAGCTTACCATCTTCAAAAACCTCATTGCCGTGGACGACTTCGAAGTGGCGGGTATCGCGCCCGACGGAGCCGGAATGACCCGGCTGATCCTGACCAAGGACTTTTGATGCATACCGTTGAACAATCCATAGTCGATGCCCTGGTGGCTCTTTTGCAGGAGCTGCCGTCCATCGAGACCGCCGTCGACGGCCGGGTCACTCCGTTCAATCCGCCGGAGCTCCCCGCGGCCAACGTGTTTACCCCGAAGGCGGAGGGGAACCCGGCCGGCGCCGTGCAGACAGACCATGATCTGGCGGTCAGCATCGTTCTCTACGTGGCGGAGCGCACCGCGCAAAAGGCGATCCGCTCTCTGGTCGCCCAGGTCTACGCGGCGATCGGGGAAGCCGAACGGGACCCGGCTGGTCCCCTGGGTATCCCGCAGATCATCAGCATCAACGATCCGGCAAAAGCCGTTAAATGCATCCAGCAGGGCGACTTCATTGGAAGCGCACAAATCGCCCTGGCTATCACCTACCGCACACCACGCTGGCAGATGTAGTGGAGGTAACGCAGCAATGATCAAGACAATCTCAAGTGCCAGCAAGGAAGTACTTCCGCCGGTCCTGGTTACGACGGCATCCTTTGCCGGCATCGGGTTCCAGACCTGGGTTTATATCCTGACCGCCATTTATACCCTGGTACAGATATTCCGGCTGGTCCCCAAGATCATCGGATGCGGTACCTGTTTTTACCGTAACGGCACCTGCAAACTTGAGTGTAAGTCAGGCGCCGCCATACGAGAACGAGAGGGCGAATAATTATGCGCAATATCCAAAACATCATCATTCACGAATCCGACACCCCCAACGGTCGGCCGCAGACCGTCGAGGATATCGACCAGTGGCACCAGGATCGCGGCTTCCACCGCACTCCCGCCGCGCGGGATGCCTTTAACCCGAGCCTTAAGGCGATCGGCTATCACTTCGTGATCTACATTGACGGCTCGCTGCATACCGGCCGGGCCGAAGACGAGATCCCCGCGGCAGTCGAGGGGCATAACGCCACCAGCATCAATATCTGCCTGATCGGCAAGGGGAAGTATACCCCGGCACAGTGGCAGTCGCTGCAGATGGTCGTCTCCATGCTGGTGCAGAAATATCCCGGCTCCGCAGTCAAGGGCCACTGCCAGTTCAACACGGCAATCGCCCAGGGCAAAACATGCCCCGACTTTGCAGCTGATACCTGGTTCGCTGGCGGGATGACTCCGCCGCCGGATCATATACTGGCAATGGCCTAAGGAGACGTCATGGACTGGTTGGCAGCGTTAATGGGCGGTGGCGCCAAGAGCGTACTGGAAGGCGTCGGGGGGCTAGCGCAGAGCATCAGGACCGCGATCGTCGGTCCGGAACTCACAGCGGAGCAGAAAACCCAGATCGAGATGCAGTTGATGGCCATGGAGGCCGCAACGACCAAGGCAGCCGCCGACTTCGACACGGCCCAGATGCAGGGCCAGGTGGACCTCAATAAGATCGAGGCGGGAAGCGAGTCCCTTTTCAAAAGCGGTTGGCGCCCGGCCGTTGGATGGATCTGCGTTGCGGGGCTCGCGGTGACGTTCATCGCTAAGCCGCTCCTCCCTTGGCTCTGCCAGGTAGGGGCGCTGACCTTCGGTATGCAGAGCATCGTCCCCGCAATGCCCGATGTCCCGATGTCCGACCTGATGGGACTACTTTTCGGGATGCTGGGACTGGGAACCATGCGCACCGTCGAAAAGATAAAGGGAACCAAGTGACGGTGTAATGAGGGGGGCTAGAATGGCACCTGACCAGAATACCAATGATTTGACCCTCTGTGGGGTACTTCCGCTCCTAGTGGTTTGCCCCTACGCCGCCTACGAAGGGGAATGCTTCTACCCCAGCAACACTGGCCCCTGCCGGCATGGAATAGCCGGCCGTCGGGCACAAGCGGAACGAACTGGTCCGGATAACCCCGAATGCCGGGGCACCTCCGGCTATAGTGCGCATCTTGCTCCCTGGGGCGAACCATTACGATAAGGAGACCATGAACCATGGACGGAAATAATTACCTGCAGCAGATCACCACGAACGATGCATCCGAGACCATCATCATCTGCAGCGACACCCCCCGGGAGATTCCGGCAGTCATGCAGCAAGACGAGGCGGCTCCTGCCGCTGAAGAAGGGGCCATAGGGCCAAGGGAGGAGGATAAAAATGCTGACACGCCGTAGAGTCATAGCCGGAAAGATCGAAACCGTTGAGGGGACCGGTGAGGTTATTACCGTCACCGATGCGGGTATCGTCGCCATCGATGCAAAATTCGACGGCGACGTCAAGATGTACGCCCGGGACAACGTAAAACTGAATACGCTGTCCAAACTGCAGTCAATCCCCGGGCAGACTATGGGAACGATCAGCTTCAAGGCCGAGCTGAAGGGACCCGGAGCGGCCTACAGCGCCACCGTTAAGCCAGCACTGGGCGTCTACCTGCGCGCCTGCGGCTTTGCGGAGACCGTCGACGTAACCACCGTCGGCAGCGAAAAGGTCACCTACCTCCCGGCATCGACCGGTATCCCCTCCCTCACCCTCTGGATGTACGAGGACGGCATGGTCCATAAACTGATCGGTTCCCGCGGTACGGTCAGCTTCAGCGGCAAAGTGGGCGAGCCGATCTTCGCCGACTTCAAATTCACTGGTGTCTGGGCCGGATCCCCCGCCGCTACCATGATCGCTCCGACCCTAGAGATGACGGTGCCGCCAGTCATGATGAATGCGACACTGACCATCGACGCCTACGCCGCCGTCTTCGAAACCTTTTCCATCGACATGGGTAACGATGTCCAGATGCGTACTGATGCCAACGCCGTAACCGGTTACCAGTCCGCACTGCTCGTCGACCGTAAGCCGACCGGTAAGCTTGATCCGGAGATGGTGCTGCCGGCAACCTATGACTTTATGGGCAAGTGGAAGTCGGGCTCGGCTGGCGTGCTCTCCATGGGACCCATCGGGGCAGTTAACTACAACAGATTTACCCTGGGCGCTCCCAAGTGCGTCTACACCAAGGTAGGAAGCGGGGACCGCTCCGGCATCATTACCGCCGACCTCGATATCCAGGTCGCCATGAATACCGGCGACGACGAATTCAAGCTGGAATTCGTCAAATAGCAGTAGAGCATTGGCGGAGCCTCCGCCCTCCTCGGAGGTTGGAGGCTCCGGCCTCCTTACCGCCTTTTTTTAACCCTTTCGGGGTGCGCCTGCGCCCCTTCATTCAATCCAAATAAAGAGAGGAATACCCCATGGCATCGCTAAAAAAATTATCTCCCACTAAACCCGCCGCCGCAGGAGCTGAAATAGACATCCTGCACCCGGTGACCGATCTTCCCCTCGGCATCCATATCACCGTCTACGGTTCCGACTCGGATGTCTGCCGCAATATCCAGCGCCGACAGACTAACCATCGCTTAGAACAGGCCGCTAAAAAGGGAAATCGGAAAAAGCCGGCGACCACCGCTGAGGCGCTTGAGGCCGAAGGGCTTGATCTCCTGGTCGGCTGCACCAAGAGCTGGCGTACTGATATCCTCGACGAAAATGGAAAAGTAACCGGTTCCCGTCCCGAAATCGAGCTGGACGACGACGAGTGGCTTCCCTGCACCCCGGAGAACGTGCGCCGCGCCTACGTGGACCTTCCCTGGATGAAGGAACAGATCGACAGCGAAATCGGTGACCGTTCCAATTTTTTGCAGAACTGATAGAGGAGTTGCAGGACCAAGCTAAGATGCACGGCCGGGGGCGGGACTGTGACCCTGAGGATCTCAACCCGCTCACGGCTCATATCTTTGGCTGGTTCACCGACCTGAACGATAGCCGAAAATTTACAGTCGTCGCGGGTATGGGCGGCGGTGACTGTATCCCGGAAGCGCTCTCCCACCAGGAACTGGCTGCCTGGGCGAACAATACCGGTAACGATCCTACTGCCTGGGAGTACGAAGTATTGAAGGGCATGGACCGCTTCTGGCGGAGCGGCTTCAGCGAGACCCAGGGGAAGAATCGCTCCTCAGCAGCTGCGGATGGCAGTGAGCACCAGGCCTTGGGTGAGTACTGCCGGAACGAAAAAATAGACGAATGTCGCAAGATGCTCGGCGCCGGCCTGGAACAGACCTGCGCGACCTGCCCCAACTGATAGAGGTCCAAAATGGCGCTGAAAGATATCGCGATCAACCTTAAGGTAACCGGAGTCGATTCGACCACCAGCGGGATGAAAACCGTTGAGTCCTCAGCCGCGTCTATGGGTCGAAAAGTTACGGAGATGAATCAGTCGGTAGGTTCCAGTTGGGCGTCGACCGGGGATTCGGTCAACTCGTCTACCGGCATTATTGCCCAATCTCTACAGCAGATTTCCGGGTATGCCGAGGCAGCTGCCGCCGCTTTTACTTCCTGGAAAATAATAGAGTTTGCCAAGGACTCTATTATCCTTGCTGCACGCTATGACACACTTGGTATCGTCATGAAGACGATAGGTGAAAATTCAGGTTATACAGCTTCTCAAATGGAGGGCTTCCAGCTTGGCCTGCAGAAAACCGGAATATCAGCAGTAGAGTCTCGACAGGGACTCGCGCTTATGGGCCAGGCTCAGCTAGATATGGCCTACTCGTCAAAATTGGCTCGAATTGCTCAGGATGCCGCCGTAGTTGGCAATATCAACAGCTCCGAGGCATTTAACCGTATGGTCACCGGTCTTGCTACGGGGCAATCAATTCTTCTGCATCATCTAGGATTAATGACCAACTTCGAGGCTGCCTACCTTAAAGCAGCACACGCTGCCGGGAAAACCACACTCGATCTCACAGATACTGAGAAAGCTCAGATTCGTATGAATGAAGTGATCCGGGCCGGTATCGGTATTCAGGGGGCCTATGAGGCAGCCATGAATACCGTTGGGAAACAGCTTACTTCACTTCCCCGTTACATTCAGGATCTGATGGTAAAAGCAGGAGAACTCGGGCAAGGTGCCTTGTTCACCGGGATCACGACGGTGACCGATTCGCTTAAGTGGCTCATCAGGAACTTTGACGATGTGTCATCGGCAGTCAGCAATATGGTGACTGCCGGGATCATCTTTGCCACCTCGCGGCTGATTCCTTTTGCTGAAGCACTCACTATCTCTGCCAACCACAGCCAGGCCCTCCGTATAAACAACGTTTTGAATGCCGAGGCCATGATAGCTAGTTCGGTCTCTACGTCTGCGGCCACGGCTGAAGAGTTAAGACGTGCCGAGGTTCTGCAGGCAGGAATCATAGCTGAGCGGGAGTCTGCTATTGCAAAAATGCAGTCAGTCAATGCGGACGTAGCTCTTACGACCTCCGGTCTCGCTTTGGCCGAGAAAGACGTCGCCATGGCTACTGCGCGGACTGCTGCCATCAATGCCAACCTGGCACTGGTAGCAAGCGAGTCCGCTCTACTCGAAGCTAAGACTACAGGGTCAGCGCAGGCCATCACGGCAATAGCTGCCGAAGAAACCGCAGTGAAAAGCATGGAGATGACGTGGCACCAATATCTTTCCGCCCATATGAGCGAGTACATGAGGGTATACGGCGGACATACTGAAGCCGTTCAGCAAATGGGCCGGGAGTGGCAAACATTCTCTCTGGGGGTAACAAAGGGGACAAGGGTTGCAACTTCAGGAATCGAAACAGTTACAGCGGCGACCATAGAAGCGACTAGTGCCACAAACACGCTTACGGCAGCAGTCGAACTTAGCGCCAAGGACGCCGCATTTGCAAAAGAACTGAGAGCGCAGGAGTGGGCCGATAGAAACCGACTAATAACAGCAATGTCAGAACAGGTGGCTGCTGAAAATGCTTTAACAGTGGCGCGGGAAACGGCTACCAGGGCAACCCAGTCTCAGATAGCGACAACAACGGATTTGGCCCTCATATCTAAAAGTGCGGCCTTAGCAGAAACACAGCTTGCCGAGGCCGCCACAGCAGACGCCATAGCCAAAGCCGGGGCATCCGCTGCGACTTCAAACCTGGCCATTATTCAGACCGAGGCTACCTTTGCTTCCCGTGCCTTAGCGGGGGCATCGACGGCTCTAGGCACAGCCCTTTCCCTGGTTGGCGGGGTTTATGGTGCTATTGCCATAGCAATCGGTACTGTTATTTATGGCATCTATAAGCTGATGACGGCCACCGACGAGCTGAGCAAGAAACAGCATGAGTATGAGGAAAGCCTGCCATTCGCTAAGACGACCGTTGCTCTTCAAGAGCAGAAAGACCTCATCGATAAATTAACCAAACAAGCCGGTATGACGCCTGAGCAGGTCACTGCAGATAACATTAAGCTGGAAAACCAGAAGTTACTGAACAAAGCCATTCAGGACAATATTGAGTTGGAAGCTAAATTAGCTAAAATCCAGAACTCCATGGTCGTTGATTGGTCATTTTTCGGGGTACAGACCGAAGCCATGAAGATTCAGAAGCAGATCGATGACAACAATAAAAGGATTGCCGCGGGACAGGCTACGGGAGCGCAGCAGATTGCCCAGGATGCCACTCAAAAGGCGCTCCTGGCGGCTAGGCATCCTGCGGAGCCTCCCAAGGCGACCGAGTACAAAGAAGACAAATACACCAAGGATGTTAAGCGAGCAGCAGAGCAGTATCACCAGTACGAAAATGCCCTTGTTGCCGACTCCCTGTCAGTTACCAAGAACGCTCGAGATATCGACCTGGCTAATCTCAAGCTACAGCATGAGAGAATGCTCCTGTCCGATCGCGACTACCTGGACCAGAAAGCTGTCATCGAAGCGGCGGCGGCGCAGGGTATCGTCGACGACCTCCAGAGTAAGTATGAAGCGGCAACGGCTGCCCGGAACGCGGCACAAGCGAAAATCACGACTAAAAGCGGTAACCTGCTTGGCACGGCCGATCAGGTTACCACCTACTATAAAAATATCACCGAAGAAACAAAGGCCTGGGAGGCGCTTAATAAGGCCAAGACGGCAGCGACGATAGGCGGTATCGACAAGGTAGCCTCAGATGCGGCTATTGCCGCACAGGATACCCGAATGCGCCAGGAGATGTCGATCCAGGAACTGGAGGCACGAGGGAATACCCTGGGAGCCCAGCAAGAGAAGAATCTGCTGCGCTATGCTGACCTCTGGAAAAAGACTGGCAGCCAGGAGCTTGTCGACCGCGCCCGCGAGATCGACGATATCAACGAGCTCAACGACCTATATGTCAAGCAGACGGCACTACGTAACGAACTGGCATCCCTGACTGCTACCAACTCGGCAGCAACGGCCTCGATGGTCGGGATAAACCCGGCTACCGGCAGTATCGATTCCATTGCAGACCAGACCGCCCATGACCTGGCCGTGCAGCAGGACGCCCATGCTGAGAGGCTGAGGATGATCGACCAGGAGCGCCAGGCCGCGATGGACGCCTACGCGCTCTCCAGCAAAAGCGCTCTCGACTATGCCAAGGTCCTCGGGATCATCTCCGCCAAAGAGGGTGCACTTGCCATAGAGCAGAAGGACAATGCCAATAAGACGGCGGCGATAACAACTAAGTCCTACCGCTCCCAGCTCGCCGAAGTCGGAAACTACGCCGACATGTCCTCGCAGTTCATCACTGCCCTCGCTGGCGCTCAGGACCAGAGCAGCCATAAGGGTTTCGAGTCTGCCAAAAACTACTCCCTGGGCGCCGCGTTCATGTCCACCGCCGCAGCCATCATTGGCCAGCTTTCCGGACCGGATGCCTGGACTCCGGTGGCGTGGGCCAGATCCGCACTAGCGGGTGCGCTCGGCCTGATCCAGATCGCCAAGATCGAGTCGACCAGTTTCGGCGGCACCGGCTCCGTTTCCGTCCCGTCAGGGGGCGGAATCGTTGGTGGTGGATCCTCCGGCGGCTCGGGACAGGTTACCGGATCCTCAACCGGTTCAAGCATCAAGTCCCTGACCGTCGACCTCGGGCTGCAGGGGGCCATTCAGGAAAATACCCAGGCCCTGCACCGGCTCGCCCTCGGTATCACCGAGATCACACAGGTTCTGCCCGATCACGGCGCCTATAACCTACTGAGCCGAACAACTTACGGGGCAAGTTCCGGCGGTACCTCAAGTAGCTCCGGAGTCGGATCTGCCCTGGGACTTGCCAGTGGTGCCCTGATTGGCGCCGGCATTGGCGGGGCGATAGTAGCGGGGGGCGCCTTTACTACTGCCATAGCAGTGGCTGTAGCCGCATCCCTGGCAGGTGACGCGGCGGTAGCCGTAGCCGCAGGCTCTGCAGCAGGTTCGCTGGCCGCCGGTGCGGCGCTGGGCTCCTGGGCTGGACCCATCGGAGCCGCTGCCGGCGTGGCGATCGCGTCCATCGCATCCTTTGGTTTTGGATTCGGCAACTCCTGGCAGCAGAGAGGATCGGGTCTTTCGCTCTCATCGTCAGGCGGTGATATCTCCGGGCAGAACTATACGGACTACACCAAGAAGGGTGGCTGGTTCACTTCCGATAAGCACAAAACGGATTACTCGGCTCTCGACTCTGGTACTGATCAGTATATCTCCGACTCCAACCAGAAAATACAGGCCGTAGTCACCACTGCTGCAGCCGCTCTTGGCGTAGTAACAAACTATGCCAATGCGGCTACCGTAACGATGAAAATTGAGACTGACGGTCGGAGCATTAAAGACGTCAACGCCGATATTAACAAATTCTTCGGGCTGACCGCGGACTCCATGGCGTCAACGATCAGGGACCTGAGCCAGTACGCCATCGAGGTAGGCGACGGTACCGACGCCAAGATGGAGACCTCGTCCGAGACCCTGCTACGTCTGGCTTCATCGCTGCAAGGCGTCAACGACATGCTTTCCCTGACCAACACCGGTCTTATCTCATTGGGGCTCGCTGGAGGCGATGCGGCGTCCCGGCTCTCTGAGGCGTTCGGAGGCACCGATAAACTGGTCACCGCTAACCAGACCTGGAACGAGGCGGTTTATACCTCAGCTCAGGCAACGGCGATGAAAGTTGCCACCTCGCAGCAACTCATCAATAATACCCTGGGTGGGCTGGTCGATAAAATCCCGGCGACCGCAGCAGGGTTCGCGGCCTTGCGAGACGGGCTCGACCTCAATACCGACAGTGGCCTCGCGATGTTCACCATGCTGACCCAACTGGCCCCGGCCATAAAGGATGTAACCCAGCAGGTGGCGGACCTGGTAAAGGCGCAGACCGACCTCGACCAAGGGGCCTTCACCACCATCCTCAAGCTGACCGGCAACAATTCCGCCTTCTCCGATCTCTACACGCTGCAGATCTCCCAGCAGAGCGCCCTGGCTGATGCCGTGGAGAAGGGCCTCGATGTAGGCCAGCTCCAGATCGCGCAGCAAATGGAGTGGGCGGATGCCGTGAAGACCGCTACCAAAACGATTTCAGATGCTCAGGCGAAGTTGCTCGACGACAGCAAGACCGCGCTGACCGGCGCGCTCTCCCTCTCTCAAACTATCCTCGGCACGCTGCGTACCCTGCTCGGTGCTGCCGCTTCTCCGGAGTTGGCCTACAGCCAGGCAAAGTCGGACTTTGCCGCCGCGGATGCCAGTAACGTCGCAGCGCGCGCTACTGCCCTCGATACCGCATCGAAAGCGTATTACGCAAGCGGGATGGGCTACCAGCAGGACCGCACCGATATCCTGGCTAAGCTGGCAGCTATGAGCGAGACCGCCCCGAATATCTCCGACGTAGATAAGCAGATCGCCCTGCTGACTGACATCCAAAAAGCGATCAGCGACGGCAATACGGCCATGGTCGCCGCCCTGGGTGTTACCTTCAACGCGGCCCAGATCGACATGGGCACCGCCAACAACGCGCTCACCCAGGCAATTGCCGCCCTACAGGTAACGCTCAACACCCCGATCACTGCCGGAACCGCAAAGACAGCTATAACCGCACAGATTACCCTGCTGCAGTCTTCGCTTAATAGCACGGTGACCGGGACGGCAAAGGATTCGATCAGCACAGCCATCAACCTGTTACAGCTCTCCCTGAATGGGACCATAACGGCCGCCTCAGCTAAAAGCGGCATTGACCTGGCTTACCAGGTCACCCAGGGAGCCCTGAACGGTACCATCTCCGGAACTTTGGCAGCAACGACCATCAGCGCCCAGTACGCCATTACCCAGGGTGCGTTGAACGGGACCATCACTGCAGAAACGGCTACCAAGGCACTCAGCACCGTCTACAGCGCAGTGCAGGGCTCGCTTAATGGCACTCTGACCTCAGCTACCGCTAGCACCGCGATCGGAGCGGTCTATAGCGCCGTGCAGGGCTCGCTCAACGGTAAGATTAGTAGTACCGATGCCACCGCGTATATCGGGCAGACCTACGCAACCGTCAAGAGCGCGCTCGATGGCGCCATCTCCGGAGATACGGCTGCAAGCACCATTAAGAGCCAGTACGATATCATCAGCCAGGCGCTAGGTACCGGCATGTCGGCGGCGCTCACCTCGGTATCGGACGCATTGTCGGCGTTCGCTGCCGAACTGGCCAAGGTAAACTCTGCAGCAAGCGGAAGCCTAACCGGAGTCCTGAACGGCTTAGGGGCCCTTAGCACCTACGAAACGGCAAAGACGACTTACGGGACGGTCATGGCAGGGTTAACCGCACAGTATAGGGCCGGGACCATATCCGACTCGGACTACCAGAACCAGGCTACCGCAGCCCTGGCACCGGCTACCCAGGCATATAACGCGGTGACGGCATCCGGTATCACGGCCGCTGCTCCGGCAGGCATTACCCCAAGTGCCGCTGATATTATTGCGCATAATGCACATACGCATTACGTGACAGTTATAGGTACGACTATCGAATATGACGCAAATCGGTACCTCTCTCTAGGCCAAGTGACCTCACACGGGACGATACTCGATAAGTGGAAGCTTCAGCCGGGCCAGGCATACGCCAACGGTACCCCCAACGATGGTGCAATATATCAATACGGCGATGGCAGGATACCCGCCTTCGCAGCAGGTGGAAACTACTCCGGCGGCAGTGCGCTCATGGGCGAGCTCGGCCCCGAGCTTGTCGACTCCTCCCCGGGCTATGTCTACCGAGCGGATGAGACCAAGGCACTCTTCGCCATGGCGCGCCGCGGGGTGGCATCTGATAACTACGGCTCTAGCAATGACGAGACGACGCAGGAGTTGCGCGAGCAGAATCGATTGCTGCGCGAGCTGCTTGTCAAAACTGAGGCGCTCCTAGTCGAAGCCCGTGCCGGTAACCGCATCGAGCAGGCTGCCTTCCCGCGGCTGATCGCCGCCGAGGAGTCTCAGGCTGATAGCATGCGGACGGTCGCCAGCAATGGGCGCCGGAAGGGGAGCGAGTAATGGCCCGTTACCTGGTTGAGATGACCGTTTACGATCCTGCCATAGCAGGCACCAGGACTCTCTATTTCTCGACGCACGATTACACGATAAAACCCACAGATACCCCTCCGAATCAAACTTACCTGCCGCTGCTTTCGCAGCCCGGCAACTACGAAGAGACCATGTTCGCCGACGGCAAAACGTACGGAGAATCTAAATTGGGGTTCGGAGAGGTCAGGATTTCCAATCCAAATGGCGACCTCGATGCGCTCATTGACTATGGATTTGATGGGAGGACTATCGTGTACAAAACGTTTTCCGCATTAGGAGCAATCCTATTTTTGATGAGCTGCTCGATGGAGCAGCCCGAGTTTACCAATAACGAGATCGTAGTCCGGATCAAGGACCCTCAGACCATTCTCAATACTCCGATTCAAGCTAACACCTATGCCGGCAGTAACGTGCTCCCCAATGGCATCGAGGGGACCTCGGACATCCAGGGGAAGCCGAAGCCGCTTAGCTTTGGTCGGGTTTTCAATGTCACTCCAGTCATGGTCAATACCTCCAAACTCATTTACCAGGTTCACGAGTCGGCAGCGGACGTGCCTGGAGCTTACGATAAGGGCGTTGCTCTGACTAGAGGAGGCGACTATGCGGATCAGGCTTCGATGGAAACCACTGCTCCGCAACCCGGGGAATACCGGGTTTGTCCGTCCCTGGGCTGCTTTCGCCTGGGGAGCTCCGCCATCGGCCAGGTTACGGCAGATGTTGTGGAGGGTGCCACGGCTACCGATCGGACTGCTGCGCAAGTGGCCAAGCGGGTGGCAAGTCGGGTTATTCCGGCAGGCGGCATCTCAGCCGAGGATATTACCGCGCTTGATGGCGCCAATAGCTCCGAGGTCGGGATCTACATCAGCGAGGTAACAACCACCATGGCGGTGCTGGATCAGGTGCTGGCCCCCGGTAACTGGTATGGATTCGACGAGCAAGCGAGACTGAGAATGGCCCAGTTCGTGGCGCCGGCGGGGACTCCCGACGTGACCCTCACGGGGAAGGACTGTATAAGCATCGATCGTGTCGCGTCTAGCGATCCGGGTCGTGGTATTTCGCCCTACAAGGTTACGCTCAACTATGCAAAAAACTACACCGTCCAGGCAGCAAACGATCTGGCAGGCAGTCTGCCCTATGTCCAGGCCATTTGGGAACCCCACGATACCCTCCCCGGTGTTTTAAACTGGGAAAAGGTGACGTATGGAGGCGGGAATTTCGTTTCTATGTCCGCTCTGAACACGCCGTCCATCGTAGCAACGTCTTCTGACGGAGGAGTAACCTGGGACCCTCACCCCCTGCCCTCATATGGCAACTTTTCTGCCCACTGTTATGGCGACGGGGTATTCGTCGCGGTGGGATTAGGTTTCAACAGATGCATGGTATCAACTGATTACGGCGTCACCTGGGTCCTGAAAGCTTTGCCATCCTCGCACGACTGGGCCTCGGTAGCCTATGGCGCCGGGGTATTTGTTGCCGTTGCCAAAGATGCAGCCGTAGCAATCGTATCCAGCGATAAGGGGTTAACATGGACCCAGGTGGCGCTACCTTCTGCCCGTCATGCTATTGCATTCGGCGGCGGCTCATTCATCGCTGTAGATTATGATGATCCTCAGGTTGCAGTATCCAGCGACGGGGGCTTGACCTGGGCCCTCCATCCCATGCTGGACGCTATGCCCGATACCTACACCCATTGGGGGGACATTGCCTATAGTAACGGGATATTTGCCGTAAGCGCCTATTTAGCTGACTTTGCAGTGACATCGAGCGACGGAGGGATAACCTGGATCAAACGTTCGCTCCCCGCGAAAAAAGCCTGGACTTCCCTAGCGGCTGGGAACGGGATATTCGTGGCAACCGCTTTTGGATCGAATATGACGACGGTGTCCATAGACGGCGGGGTCACCTGGGCCCAATATGTCCTGCCCTCATTTGCCTCCTGGTCATCTCTTGCCTATGGTGACGGGTCCTTTGTCGGAGTAGCGACAGGAGGAAGTAGCCTGTCCGCCACGTACACGATCATCAACCGCCGCACTCCGTGGCTCTCCAGAGAATTCCGCACAATCTCGGCCATAGACCGGGATGTCCTGAATAAGCATTTGCTGGCCCCCGAGTTAGTCATCGATACTCCGATGGTGAATGTGGATGACGCCCAGGATGAAGCCGACAGGCTTTTGGAGCTTTACAAGCCTCGGCGGGATACCCTTCAGGTCCAGGTTAAAACGACCGTGCTCGCCAATCTGGCCAAGGGGAAGCTTGTCATGATCAAGCGGCCTCGTTACGGGTACGATGACGGTAAACTTTTCCGCTGTATCGGGAGCGTCGTTGACCGTCAGCAGGGGATGCTTACCCTCACCCTGTGGGGTTAACGGATGGATAACTGCCTCTTCGCCTTTCCCGACCGCCTGCTGCCAAACGCCTACGTTACCCCGATCCTGGCCGGCGGCTCCTGGCTGGAGGCGCTACCGCTCGCCAACCTGCAGGACAGCTCCGACTCCCGGATGTCCACCCTGGCGAGATCCGCTGATGCCCTGCCGGCATCGACCCTCATCGACATCGATCTCGGGGCCATGCGCGATCTCCGGGTTCTGGCGATCCTGAGGCACAACCTCTCGCTCACGGCAACGGTCCGGTTCCGGTTCTGGACGGACACGGCGCGCACTCAGCTCGCGTACGATACCGGAGTGCTGCCGGTCTGGCTCCCCTTCTATCCGGCTGGCTCTCTCCCCTGGGGGCACCCCTCGCTTTGGGACGGCAAGATCCTCGAGGAGGACCGGGACGGCTACCAGTTCGATTTCATCCGGGCCCTTCCCGCCCAGGTCGTAGCTCGGAGCGTCCGGGTAGAAATTAGCGACCCTGATAACCCGGACGGCTACATCGAGCTTTCCCGCTGCCCCCTGGCGCCCGCCTGGCAGCCCCCGGTAAATTTCACCTACGGGAACACCGTCGGCTGGGAGAGCGACGCTACCATCTCAAAGTCGCTGGGCGGCAGGCGCTTCATCGATGAACAGGCCAAGCGGCGGACAGCGGCGTGCACCATCGAGCACCTCGACCCGGGGATCGCCATGTCGAGCGTGATGGAGATGCAGCGCCGGCTGGGAAAGTCCGGAGAGCTGGTTTACATCCATGACCCGACCGTAACTTCACAGGCCGAGTGGCAGCGCTCCTTCCTGGCAAACATGGACGAGCTAAGCCCCATCGAGAACCCTTATTTCAACGCCAATACGGCCGGGTTTAAACTGCTGGAGGTGCTCTGATGGCGATTATCCTGAATGGGCGCAGCTATAGCGCAGAAGATTTCAAGGGTTACGGGTACCTAAGTAAATTCCCCGAGCAGATCTTCGAGGACATGCTAGTCGAGTTGTCAATGAGGGGCGGGCTCTCTTCGGCAAGCTTTTGGCCGGCAGGCGGAATATTTGTCGGGACATCAGCCCCCACTCTGGTCACCCACGCCGAGTGGCTGGCTACCGGGACCGGATATTGGGCATGGATCGATACCTCGGCTGCCAGCACCGGCCCTGGTATTACAGGAGTCGTTTCCCCGGCAGCTGCCGACGGCCGTGCAATGCCCATCAGCGCCTCGGCGACGAGGTATGTGACGGCAACAATACAGCCAGCACGGGGGAATGGTAGTACGGGCGCATTAGTTGCTGCGGTGCAGGTCGCAGGGGTAGTCACAGGAGCCATCGGGGCAGCAAGCGCAGCGGGGTCCACTCAAACCATAGCTGCGGCCGCCTCCAGATATGCCGCTGCAGCAGTCGGCTCAGCAAGTGGGAGTGGATCAGCAGGAGTGCTGGTGGCAGTCGTCACGCTTCCCGGTGTCGTCAACGCCGCTGCGGCTGTTGGATCTGCCTCCGGTGCCGGGACAGCCAGCGCGCTGGTGTCCAGTATTTCTAGGTTTATCGCGGGATCAGTTACTGCAGCGGTAGGCTCTGGGTTGGCTGGGGTAATTAGCGCCGCAAGTTCAAGGTTTATGGTAGGGGTTGTTGGGTCGGCAGCTGGATCTGGTTCGGCTGCTCAGGTAGTGGCAACGACAGCAGCGGTAACTCCTGCTGCTCCCGTAATTTCGTCATTGTCCGCCTCTCCTGCGCAACTTACAGTGAACTGGGGAGCTGTATCAGGGGCTACTAGTTACAACATCTATTACCGATATAGCGGCACTCCGTCGGTAGCAACGCATGATGGCGTTGCTACCGGGGTCACCGAGGCCCAAAGGGCTGCCGGATTTACCATTAACGGGCCACTTACGGTTGGGACTCCCGGCACTCCAGCGACCTATACCTCGATTTGCGTTTCAGCGGTCAACGCGGTCGGGGAAGGGGTTCTCTCTGCTGCTGCTGCTGCTGCTGCTGCTGCTGCTGTAGACCTTTTTATACCTTTTACTGTTCATCCCAGCGCCTACATAGATACGGATATTTACTATATTCCCCCGTCCTCTTTAAGGGTCGAATCCGGCGGCTATCTTTACAGGGCCACAGCAGCTAAAGCTACAGGAACTTATACTAAGAGCCTCTGGCTTAACCTATCGAGTGAACTCATGTACTGGGATACGGCTCATGGAGGTGATGGCCTCCGAGTGCTGGTAAACCAGTTTGCCGACTATACGACTGACGGAGACGGTAACGATGTCGTAATTCCAAGTTATTTAATCGGGCTGTATGGGGTAAGCACATCGATGTGGAGCAATTTCGATGTGATAGCGCATATCGACATGTCTCCCTGGGTGAGGGCCGAGTTGGTCGTAAATGTGGCTACCGGCGCCGGAACGGTCAACGTCTACGATACAAACAACACGTTATTGGGGAGTTCCAGCAAACAATCTCCGGTTGCTTTATCGAGCTCAGCTTTAAATGAGACATTATTTGGTGGAGTCTTTTATGTTAACAATTACGACTCCGGCGGCTTCTGATGGATCTCTCTAAAATACATACCGGTGATAGCTCCGTAAGAACGATCACCGTGAACAATGTGAAGGCTACTCAAAACGTCAAGTTTCCGGTCGGATTTGTTTTGTATAAAAACAATCCCGTGCTGCAAGGCGGTGACATCTATTCGCCGAATGTTTTATGGAACCCGGTTAAAAATAAATACGAGATGTTTTATGGCGGAGTTGACACCGCCTTCCCCAGTGAAGGGAAGGACAACATATTCCTGGCTGAGAGTCCTGACGGGATAGCATGGACTAAAATTAAAACCGCCGTTACAACCGGAAATCTAATCACTGCTTCTGTAGATGAGAACGGAAACTGGAATGAAGACGGGACCTACTATACCTTTACCGATGCAGATCAGCGATTCGCCAATGACCCCTGCGTTTTGGACATTCCGGACTGGGACCTGCGCCTCATGCTGTATACCGGCGCAGGTACCTACACCAATATTATCTGCCTGGCGACCGCCCCTTTATACGGAGACGTGTTCACCAAAAGGAACCCGAAGGTCAATACCGGATTCAGAGATGAATCCGGGCAGGATATTCTTTATACGGAAGGTATCACTGACCATCTGGGAAGTTCCTTAAACGATGGTAACCCTAACGGCTTTTATGAGAATGGGGTTGTTAACTTCTGGTGCTTTGAATATGCGCCTCCGTTCAATATCAGGCACTACACGCTTTCTTTTTCTAACGGCATTTTCACCGTGGTTCCGGCCTCACCGCTTATAGAACCATCGCTAACCAATAATCTAGACGCTGACTATTTCAAGTGGTTTGATGGGTATCTTACTGTCGGTAGGGGGGATACCGACGATAGACAGCTCTTCGCCTACGATAAGACGAATTGGAGCGAGATCGCAGGATACTGCGGCCTCTTCGGTGAAGGAAGCGGATATGGCCGAGTGAAGGTGACACCGACCTATTTCTTCGATAAAACAGGACTCATGTGTGGCATCTACGATGGGTATTCCCCGGCCGGGAATATTATAGATATACAGATTGAAATGAGAATGCTGCAAAAAGGAGCCAAGATATTCGATGCGGATGGCTTGGAAGTCCCTGCTACCTACCGGGCGCTTGACTTCAATACTTTTGAGATAACGCTTTCTCCGGATGTGTTCCTGCCCTTTAGTGGGAGTATAAAGAGCTACGACGAAGCCGGCACGGTTATGTCAACGACCCCCCAGGTAATAAATGGTGGTGATATTTATACTTTGGGAACTAGTGAGCCAGTAACAATATTTAGCGGAGTCTCAACAGCAAAAATATTAGGCATGGCTCCTGCGCTGACGGCGTCAGCTACGCGGTATATCCAGGCTATAGTAGTTCAGGTGAGCGCAAGGGGCATAACTATCCCAGTCCTTGCCTCAACTTTAGGTTTCTCTGCAGCAAGCGTCACGGCATCCACTGCTACCGGAGCGAGCTCACCGCTTACGGCAATAGCAACAAGATATATTACCGCGGGCATTTCCAGCGCGAGCGCATCGGGCATAACTACTCCAGCCCTTGCCTTAACTTTAGGTTTCTCTGCAGCAAGCGTCACGGCATCTACTGCTACCGGAGTGAGCTCACCGCTTACGGCAACAGCAACAAGATATATTACCGCTGGCATTTTCAGCGCGAGCGCATCGGGCAGAGCGTCTCCCCAGACAGCCGAGGTCACGACCCCGCTTATTCCGTTCATGGTCCTCAAGGGGCAGAACGGAACAAGCTACCCTATGTATATCAAGGGAGGCATAGCAACCGGCCTCATCACCCTCTAAAGGAGATTCACCATGGCGTCAATAATGGCAGAGGTAGCAGCAGGACAAAACATGATGACCGATAAGTGCATCCTGGATACCCTTGCGGGGAATGTAAAAACAGGCAGCGTATTCAAGCTGGTACTGCTCAACCTCGCGCTCGGTGCGGCCGCACTCACACAGGCCACTACCGTATTCTGGTCCGACCTCTCCGCCGCAGAAACCAACACGAAGAGCGACGGCGTTACGGCAACTCCGCTCCAGTACACCAAGGGGACCGGGATCACGCTGACCGGCGCGAACATCACGGCAATCGCAGCTCATGCAGCGTCGTTGGATTTTGCCGATATCTCCCTGGACAACGCCGACTTTCTCTCCGACGCCTACGCCCTTATAAGGTGGGTAACTACCACAGCAGATAGCCCCGTGCTCTGCCTGGGCAAATGGAACGTTGCGAAGAACCCCGCAGGGACCGGTACAGCCAACTTCACGGCTACAGTAGCTAACCCGCTCAAATTCACGGCAGGGGCAGCCTCCTAGCAGTCACGATTAACAAACAAACAGCCGCCCCCGGAGATCCCCGAGGCGGCTGTTTGTTTGTTGACGTTTTGTTGACAGGCAGAAACACCTAAGAACTAGCAAAAACTTGTAAGTTGCTAATATCATGTTGACGGCTTTCCGGCCGTCAACATGGCTACCTTCACCTTTTTGCTGTGTCCTGATCTGTCTAACATGCTGTTTTTACTTGGTGCCCGGGACCGGAATCGAACCGGTACGCCCTTACGGACGAGAGATTTTAAGTCTCTTGCGTCTACCAATTCCGCCACCCGGGCGCTACCGGTAAC